ACAATATCTACAGCAGGAGCAAATGGTGCGTATGTGTCTGCCGTGTTAACTACACCTCCAGATATCCTGTCATCAACCTTAATATTAAAACCTTCTACTGTTACAGACGCTGTTGGTATAGATCCTACAGCAGCTTCTATGGAGTAATCAGATATAAACCCATTGCCGATACCAATAACTTCAAACTCGCCAGTCTTAGTGGAAACCGTTGACCCATTCACATCTTGACCTTCAGGAGAAACAACAATAAAGTAATTATTACCTTCATTATCATCTATTAACCCAGAAATAGCACTGTGGCCTGATACAGCCAAATCACCTGTTTCATAATAACCTGTATCACTTGTCCTTGGTACGTTAGATGTAGGTATATTAAAACCTAATTTTCTTTCGTTACCGCCATCAGTTAAATAGTAGTTAAAATCTAAACCGACAGTTGGAGATTCCATAGCTATAGAATCAATTCTAGCTAATTTTCCGAATTCATTAATATCGGTTCTATTTATTGAAAAGTTAAAGTTTGCAGATTGGATTCTTTCAAGAGGCGTTACTAATGAGCGCAATTTTGCAGACCCTACATTAACACCTGTTACACCAGTCCACCCCTTACCTTGTGCCAGAGTCATTGCATGAGCATCTGAGGAATTAGCACCACCACTCTGCAAATGGAATTGGTTTGAATTAGGCGCTATAAAAAGCGCCTGACTTTGATAAATTATTCTATTTCTTGCCATAATATTTAATTGTTAAATTTTAAAGTAATTTACATTTTTTATCTCGTTTTGAGAAGTTTTTTTAAGTTGACCTTGGGAAACGGTATTTATGGATTTCAAAATCTATAAAACCCACATATAACGAGGGCTCCAAGACCCTTCTTGCCCTATCTGAAAATTTTGATACAGTTGTGTTATCTATCATGTAAGTATCATTTTGATAATTGTTTGCTAAACCTGTATAATTATATCCACTGGGATAATGATCAGATTTTACATCTCCGTATTCATTTAAGGGGGCTCCTGTAAAAGGTATGTTAGCGAAACAAGTGTGATTAGAATCAGCAAAAACAGATAAAATCCCATCTAACTCATAAAGATTTTCTGCGAAAACAACTGCTTTTGCATTTATCACTGAATCATCCTCACCTCCTAAAGCGAAAGGAACGTTATTAACACCTTCTACAGAAAGAAAAGCTGCAGGAGTTACTTGATCGTAAGGTTTAATATATGTTAATTCTCTTGTGTATCTGCTGTTAGTCTCATATTTACCTTCAAGAATAAGTTGTTCTTCGTTTTGGTTAGATATGTATGTGTTAAAATTTTTAATACTATATCTGCCGCTTAAATTTGTGCCAGTAGGAAAACCGCTATCAAAAAGTAACCTTCCATTTTCATAATCAACCATCATACCGCTTGTTCCTTTTGATATAGCTGTACCATCTCCGCTGACAGCTTCAAGAATAACAGCTCCATCAATAGACTCATCAACAACAAATTGTTTATACGGACTACCAAACACAACTTTATCTGTAATTCTTTCGTCAGCGTAATAATAAAAATTAGTTGTAAATGTTTCGTAAGCCTCACCTTTTCTCATAAGGTAAGAGTCGAACCATAAATAAAAACTACTAAGTAATTGATGTTGAAATGTCGGTTTCATTTAAATTGATTTTTTAATTTTTGAATACTATCTTTGTATTTTTTAAATAGCGGAGACAAATACCCTCTTCTTGTATACGTGCCCCCTCTTACTTTTTTTGACACTTGTATTCCTTCGCCTGATCTTGAATTTGCGGCATCTATAGCTAAATATCGACCTAAGCCAGATATACCCACTTCTATGCCTCTTGCCCAAGATCTACCTGAAGCCCAAGGCATAGGACTTATAGAATAAGCATCTTGAAGTGTTGGTATTTCTATATTAACAGTAGTGTTACCTCTTCTGCTATAAATTCTAATAGAATATTTTTTAAATAAATTTTCTAAAGGCGGAATAGGGCTATCTCCTTCGTGAAACCCTATAAAACCAAACAAGTTGGAATAGCCTCCTAATGTGCCGCTAATATTCGATCCGTTTGGCCCCTCTTTTATTTCTTTCGTAACGGGGTGATCCATAAAAGATTTTATGAAAGAGTTTGATATGTCTTTCATTTCTTTTTCTACTATCCGCCTTACTTCTTTTTTCCATTGCAACGTTAAATGAAGCTTGGAAATTACAGGTTGGACATCTTTTTTTGTAATCTTTGCCATGTTAGCCTACTGGTTTTACATGAAATGTATAAAATTGAGAATCAAATAAACCGTGACCTCTAAAATCACTATCTATATAAAATTGTTGATTATCAAATTCTATACGTTTTGATTCTTTTACGTTAGCATAATCTGCGGCTTTTATTTTTAATCTTACTTTGCCGTCTTGCATTTGTATCTTTAACTGAGAGTCGGACATACCGTCTGCAAAAAGATTTTCATCATATCTGTTGCTATATTGTATTCTCGCGTAAATTTGAAAGCTCTGAGGTGTATAAGTTATACTAGTAGTGGCTCCAGCGTTACCGTAAATAGAATTAAAAGAAGGGCTTTGTGTGCTAATTGTTTCAACTGCGTCTTTATAGCAGGTCACAAGTCTCGCAAAAGTATCATGCTGATCCTCCATAACACTATTAAGAGATGTTTTTTCTGTTGATGTTAATAAGCTAGCCATATCAGTATATGTATACACTTTATTATCTTTTTTTAGAAAAATAGACTATTTTAAATAATATATTAGGAAGATTTTATGTTAAAAGAACTTTATCAATTTACAGTAGATATAGAACAAGAGGTGGAAGAAACTCTAAAAGAAACTCGTAAAAATGAAAACGGAGTGGAAGAGGAGATCGAAATCAAGAAAAAAGTCAAAAAAGATGTTCCCATAGAAGTCTTGATTAAGAAGCCTTCACGCCGACAATTAGAAGACGCTGAGACAGAATTTTCTATTTGTATGAGTGAATGCGTTAAAAAAGGAATCCTTACTAAAGCTATGTTGGCAAAAAAATATGCCGATACAGGAGGAGCTTTAGCAGAAGAAGAAGCTAAAAGTTTATTAAAATTGTATCAAGAGGCTGCAGAAATAGAAAGAGAAGTTTCCCGACTTTCAGTCAAAGGGTATGACAAAGGCAATGAGAAACTGCAAAATAAGTTGCGCGATTATGATGTTCGTATGACAGACATCAAAAGAAAAATAATAGAAACAGAATCTGATTATAGAGTTTTATTTAATCATACTGCAGACGTAAAAGCTCAAAACAGAGTTTTGATGTGGTATGTTATGAATTTGACTTATTATAAGGGATTAGCTCTTAATATACCTGAATACAAATTATTTTTTAAAGGAGAAACTTTTAAAGATAAAATGGATGACTATTATAAAAAAGATGAAGATGACGAAGATTTGTTTTTGAAAATCATTGGTAAAGTTTCTTCTATTTTAAGTTATTGGTATTTTAGTGGCGCAGAGTTCAAGAAGGAAGACGTTGATGCGTTTTTGAATGAAAACGAAGAGGCTGCGGACGAAATAATAGAAGAATCAAAAGAAAAGGTAGATGAGCAAAAGCAAGATTCAGAGTCCTGATATTAATTTCAGGGAAGCTTTTAGAGATATTGCATTTGGTTATTCTAGTTTTTTATTCGATAATCAATTAGTATATATTAAGCATTTATCTGTTTTTGATCAAATATATGTAGAAAAAATAAAACAAGAGCTTATTGATAAAGCTATTGTAATGGGGCTTCCTACCGAAAAGGAAGCCCTTGCTTATATTACGGACAACAATATCTGGACAAGTAATGATGAGTCCAAATTAGAACAGCAAAAAAAATACATAAACAATCTGCGAGATACTAGAAAAAATCTTTACCGTGTAAGTGAAATAAATTCTGTAGATAATGATATAGATAAAGCAAATCAAGAATATAACATGATGTCCTATAAAAAGCGCGAGCTCATGGGACAAACCGCAGAGAAATACGCAGAAAAAAGAGTTTCAGAGCATTATATTTTATGTTCTTTTTATAAAGATCAAAAATTAAACGATCCTTTTTTTAGCCAAGAAGAGATTGACTTGTTAGAAGCTGAAGATCTTACTTATGTTATATCACAATATAATGATAAGTTTTTATGTTTTGACGACAACAATATTCAAAAAGTTACTCTCCAAGATTTTTTCCAAATGTATATGCCTTTTTGCGAAGATGTAAGAAACTTCTATAATAAACCTTTATTTGAATTATCTATAAATCAAGTGAAGCTAATTGTATATTCTAGAATGTTTAAGAATATATTCGAAAACTACCCAAAGATACCAGATGGAATAAAAAGGGACCCTGAAAAAATTATTGATTATGTAAATTCCCAAGAAAAATCTAAAGATATTTTAAAGAATCTTGATAAAGACGGTGCCTCAACAATTGTTGGAGCTAAAACAGAAGATTACGATCACTTAGGATATAAAGAAACTCAAGGTAAGTCATTATCCAACATGTTAAAAGAAAAAGGCGGAAAAATGGACATGAAAGATCTCATGAATGCTATGAATGCATGATTTTTTATTAAAAAAAAGTGTATAATTAATATTAGTAGCTATGGCAATAAATGTAAAAATAGATCCAGATATTCAACATCTGATAAAAGGGTTTGAAAAAGGTGCAAAGCAGTTTAACTCTAAGAGCGCGAGTAAAACTAAACTGAAGTTTGCTATCGATGAAAAATCTTTCTCTCGGCCACTTGGTAAAATCACTGGCCAAGTCAACATGTTTGAATCTGCAATGGAAGCGGCGAATGCCCGTGTCATTGCTTTCGGTGCCTCAACTGCCGTTTTAGCTACAGTCGTTAAGAGTTTAAAAGATTTAGTAAATGTATCTATTGAAGTCGAAGCTGCTTTTGCTGATATAAATCGTATTTTAAATCTTTCGGGCGGCAATTTAGATAAGTTTAGTAATAAATTATTTGACACGGCACAAAAAACAGCTTCAACGTTTCAAGCCGCATCTTCTGCTGCTCTAGAATTTTCTCGTCAAGGTTTGAAAACAGAAGAGGTTTTAAAAAGAACTTCTGATGCGTTAACTCTCGTTCGTTTAACAGGAATGAATGCTAAAAAGTCTGTTGATCTTTTGACTGCTACAGTTAATGCATTTACAGATCTTGATACGACATCTGCTGTTGATAAATTTGTCGCAGTTGAAACAAAGTTCGCTGTTGCGGCTAGAGATTTGGTTGAAGGTTTAAGTCGAGTTGGTTCTGCAGCTGTTGATGCCAAAGTTGATTTTAATGAACTTAATGCTTTGATCACTGCTGTTCAGCAAACTACTGGTAGGGGTGGAGCTGTCATTGGTAACGCATTAAAAACTATTTTCACACGTTTGCAACGTGAATCGACATTAGAAGCGTTGGAAAGATTTAATGTTACAGTAAGGGATGTGCAAGGCAACATATTACCGGCGACTCAAGTGCTAGATAATTTTGCGGGAAAATATGACAAATTAGCTGATTCTACTCAAGCTTATTTACGTGAACAAGTGGCAGGCGTGTTCCAAGCTAATATTCTTTCAGCCATATTAAAAGATTTAAATAAAGAGCAATCTACATTTTCAAGAGCTTTAGATGTTTCAGTTAATGCTACAGAAAATGCTGCGCAAGCTAATGAAAAATTAAACCAAACAATGTCTGCCTTATTGCAAAACACTGCGACTGAATTTGCAAAACTACAGAAAAATTTAGGTGATGCTGCATTTCTTGATTTAGGTAAAGGTATAGTAGGGGCGCTACAAACTGCTTTAAAAAGTTTAAATAGCGCTTTAGACAAAGACTCTACCGGTGCGGGGGCGTTTTTTGCGCAAGGCTTTGTTAGTGGTTTAAGTAATGTTTTACAAGGTCCTGTATTGATAGGTGCTCTGCAGATCATATTAAAAGTTGCTAAACAATCGTTTACTTTTTTAGCTCAAGCTGTACCAACTTTGCTTAATATAACTACTCAAGCTCAAAAAAGAGCCCAAACAGAAGAATTTATTAACAACTTACTACGTTCAGATTTAGATTTAACAAAACAGATTTTTGCAGCAGAAGGTAATCAGGCAAGGCAATTAGAACTAGTTTTAGCAAAATCAAGAGCTGTTACTGAACAATACGAAGCGCAATATCGTTTATCCACTTCATTAGGGGGAGCAATTGTTGGCGGTGGATCTTTTATTACTGCGTCAGGTGTTAAGGGCAGCACCGCTTCAAAAATAAAAAATAAAGCTGGAGGTTACACCCCAAGCATTAATGCAGAGCAAAGCGCAATTAATCGAGGGGTAGGGGGAGCAGGAGGTGGAGCTTATCCTGTTGTTATTCCTAATTTCGCTTTTGGTGGGGGAAATGTTGGTCCTGTTGTAGCTAATAGTAGCGAGGTTATGGTTCCCAATTATGGGGGGTCTGGAGGAAGTGCCATATTTAATCAGCAAATGATTTCTCAGTATGGTATGCCTAATGGGGCTGTGCCTATTGCTGCATATGGTTATAATACTAAATTATCGCAAGTAGCTAAAGGAAATTTAAATAAAATATCAAAAACAAATAAAAATATCAATGCAAATGATAGGCTTAAAAATGGTTATGATGCAGATTTTGGGTTAGAAGGGTTTCCTGCATTCAAAGACCAAAGTCAATATAAAAGTACGAAAAAATATGGAGAAGCTTATGAAGATTTTGTTTTAAATGAATTTAAAACAAGTTTATCTGGATTTCCTACAATTGGTAGCGGTAAAAATTGGAAATCTGCACATGACTTCTACAGAAAAGATAATAGCGCGATTGATCTTGTTAAAATAGTAGGTAACAGAATCACCGCCATGGCGGAAGTTAAAGGAGGAGGCTTAGATAAAACTCAAACTTTAAATAAACCCTCAAGGTTCATAGGTGAAAATTTACATGATCCTAGAGTGGGTGGAATGTTTAGGACTCCAGCTGGAGAAGATGTAAAAGTAAAAACTTTACTTATAACAAATTTGAATAAACCAGTTAATACGTCTGGCATAGTAAAAAGCGCTAATGGTTACATTCCTAATTTTGCTGCAGGAAGAGGAACTTTATCCTCTCAAGCAAATCCATTAAAACTTAAAGCAGCTCAAGCTGAAAACCCTTTTATCAATCCTTTGGACACGGGAAAAATAGGTTATGATAGACATGAAGTATTCAAGCTTAATGTAAGGAACAAAAAAGGCTCGACTAAGAAAGGCGGAGGCAAGATAAATAATGAATACGGGGCACTTGCAGAGAAGAAGGCTTTACCGTTCGTTAAAAAACTAGGTTATTTTCCTGCTAAGAATGTTCCCGAAATGCATAATAAGGCGAGTAGCGCTGTAGACTATATAAAAACTAGCAATGGGTTACCTACAGGAGGAGCTCTAACCGGTGTATTAGAGCTAAAAGCTGGAGACATAAAGACTAACTCAATGTTCAAGCCTTTAAGGTCTATCACAGAAAATTTGCACTTACCTATAGTGCAAAATATGTTTAAAAAAGAAGGGCCGGAAAATTTAAAATACGAGTCTATTTTAGCTACAAAACCAACAGCTCGCAACCCTTATAAAATGACCGGAATGATGCGCAAAGGAATGGGAGGCGCTAATATGGCTAGAGGTTATGTTCCGAATTTTGCTGGAGGAAGGCAAATTAAAGGCTACATGCCCGGAACAGGCAACATGCCTAAAGGCATTCAGTCCCAAGTTAAATCTAAAATAGGTCGATTAGTTAAGGAGGTAAACGAGGGCATCATAACAATGAGCGTATTCAACACTGAGGTTAAAGATGTTGCTAGATCTGCGGGTGTAGGCAAAAACTCTATGAAAAAATTTGAGCGACAAGCTCAAGCTATGACTGCAAATACTCAAAAAGCTAATACGGCATCTAAAGGGCTGATGGGTAAGATGAAAGGTTTAGCAAATTCTCCGGGCGCGAGCATAGGCTTGATGATGGCTGCTCCAATGTTAGCTGGTTTAGCAGAGCAGACTATTACAGGGGGAAAATCTCGTCTGGATCAAACTGCTAATCAAAGGTTTTTTGGTTCAGCTGTTTCTAATGTCACCAGTTTTGCTACATCTGGAGCTATGATAGGAGGATTACCGGGAGCTGTAGTTGGAGGTTTAATAGGTCTTGGCAAAGCAGCTATGGACACTTCTTTATCTTTAGGGGAGTTGAAAGAAAAAGCTGAACAATACGATCAAACCACCCAACAAGTAACTTCAGCCGCTGAGCAATATATTCAAGCACAAAAAGATATAGCATCAGGAGGCACAGCTAAAGAATTAAAAGATGCGCAAAAAAGAGCTGCTGACAGTATGGATATTTTGAGAAAGTCTGGAGATGGGCTAGACAAAAAATTTACTGAAGCAGAAGGCAGCATAGATAAAATGAGTGAAGCTGCAGATAAGTTTGCTGAGCAAAGAGATACAATGTCTAACTTAAAAGACATTGAATTTCAAATAAGACAGTTAGAATCTATATTACCAAAAACAACAACAACAACAGGATACGTACCCGGAGGAGTTATGGCAACTACTACCGCTCCTGTATCTGAAGAAACAAGAAAAAAATCATTAGAAGGTTTATTGGATATCATGGGATTTGGAGATGTTTTCTCGGAATTTGGTTCTAAGATAGGTCCTATGGGTCAAGCATCAGTAATGGCAGTATCTCAACAAAAAGGACCAGCTTACCTTGCTCAAATACTCGGAAGCATAAATGAATATACCGAAGAACAAACACAAGAATTAGAAACAATATTTCGTTTGCTGCAAGTCAAAGGTTTATTTGGAGAGTTTATAAAAAAAGCGCCTGAAATTATAAAAACTCAACAAGAGGCAGACAAAGCAGCAGAAGCTGCTCAACAATTAAGCTTAAATTTTGCTAGAATTAAAGATTCTATTAAACAATCTGTGAAAGAAGTAGATTTAGCTATGAAAAAAAGAGACATGGCTAAAGAATTTGCTGACGCTATGAGGAGCTTACAAGATTCCATACTAGATGGAATTAATGCTCCAATATTAAAATTCGAAAGATTAAAAGCTAAAACAGAAGCAGATTTTGAGTATAAAATACAAAATGGGAGAAATCAATTTTTTAAAGATAATGCTGCTAAATATGGAGATTTTTTCGCAGAATTAAATAAAAGCGAAGAAGGTGGTAAAGTTTTGACAAGATTTCAATCTGCGTTAAAAGCTGGAGAAGACATAAGTGAATTTGGGCCTCAAATGTATCAGGCTGCTGGAGGAGCAGAAGGCCCTATAGCTGGAGGAGAAGAATTTTTAAATAATTATAATATCCTTATAGATGCTTTTAATATATTACTTAAAGGTCAAGAAAATCAAAAAGCTATAAATGAAGAAACATTGCGTATAGAAGAAATAAAAGCGAAAAACACTAAAGAAGAATTAAATGTCCAGCGTGAAATAAGTTTAATGCAGTCCAGAAGGACTTTGGAAAATGCTAAATTTGGAGTTAAACGCAGCGCTGCAGATAGAGGTTTAAGTGCGAGACAATTTGATCTTGAGATGGCAATTGGGCTCACAGGTTCTGAAAGAGCCACTCGATCAATAGGTATAAGTAGAGACAGAGCTGCTTCGAATATAAATTTATCTAATCTTGGACAGAATAGAGATATAGATAGAATAAATCAAGATGCGGCTATTGAATTAGCAAAAATTAATAGGCGGCGAGAAGATTTTAAAGAATCTAAAGGTTTGAAGGGTATTGGTGATGGTTTATTTAACATGTTAGAACCTGAAGCTACCAAAAATTTTACAAAAGATATAGAAGCAATCAACAAAAAAGCAAAAAATGACAGAGAGCAAATAAGAATAAAAGCAAAAGAGGATAGGGCCGGTTTCACAGAAGATCTTAGACAAGAAAACAAAAGATTTATAGAAGAAATGCGCAAAAGAGGGCCAAGTGGATTTGGGGTGGGCCTTGACGAAGGTATGGGTATGGTTGGGGATGATCTGGAAACATTTCAGTATCAGTTGGGGAAAGATATTCCTATGCAATTTAGGGACGGCATGGTTTCTGCAATGGAAGCTACTTTAGATAAAACAAAAGATCTTAAAGGAGCTTTAACAGATATGGCTATGGATTTTATGCGCATTATGCGCCGACAAGCTTTAGAAAATATTGTTGGAAGTGTAATGACAATTGGGGGGGAACAGCAAGGAGGGTTTATTAAGGCTCAAAACGGCATGTATATATCTGGCAATAGGACTGGGGATAGGAATCCGGCTATGCTTGAGGACGGCGAGTATGTTCTTAATCGTAACGCAGTAAGATCTTTAGGTGGTCCTTCAGCTATTGATAGGTTAAATTTCGGAATGGCTCCAAGATTTAAAGGTGGTGGGGCATTTTTAAATATGGGCGTAGATAGCGGAAGAATGAGTAGCAAGTATTTTGCTGGCAACGACCCATTATTAGGTGAAATGAGAGATGCAGCAATTGCTAAGGAACAAAGAAGGCAAGAAAAGAAAGCTAAAAAAACAGCTTTAAGAAACATGATTATTCAAGCTGCTGTTTCTACTGTCGTAGCTTCTGCAGGTAATGCTATGAAACAAGGGGCGGCAAACTCTGCAGGGCAAGGGGGAGGTAAAGATTTTAATTTTACTAAAACGGGAAATGCTAAGCTTGATGATTCCGCCTTATCCATGGAAGAGTTTAATTTTGACCCATATTCATTCAAAATGAATGGTGGTTATATATCTAGTGGTCCTCGTAATGTAGATTCTGTGCCAGCATTTATGGCTGGCGGAGAATTTGTTATGAACAATAAAGCTGTTAAAAAATACGGTTTAGGTTTTATGAGTAGAATAAACGGCGGATACATACCGGGATATCAAAGCGGTGGTAGCGTTGCGGAATCTGCGGAAAAATTAGGGTCATCTAATTCGTCTAACACTAACAATATTAATATTAGTATAAACATGGGTTCAGGCTCTAACGAATCTGAGGGTGGTTCAGAAGGTAATGATCAGAGCGGAACTTCTGATGAGAAAACGAAAGCAAAAGATCTTTCAGAAAAAGTTAAAACTGTTGTTCTTCAGGTTATAAATGAAGAGCAAAGAACAGGTGGATCATTAAGCAAAACTAAAGTAGCAAGATAAAATGGCATATAACGCATCACCAAGTTACGAACATATTTTTTATGTTGGAGGCACAGGTATATCGGGGATTACGGATCTCAGTATGAGTTATAGTGTTGCGCGTACACCTGTTAATATTTTGGGTGGTGGTCATATTCAGCCTGTATTAGCTGAACCTATTCAGGGAGAAATTTCTTTTACTAGAAATTATATATATGATGACCCATTGATTCAGTTGACAGGTGATTACGGTGTTGATGGGTCTCTTATTTATGCTAGCGATTTAAGCGAAAGCAATGGTCAGGTTATAGGTTTCACTTCTGGGTATTTAACTAATTATTCTATTTCTGCAGAAGTGGGATCTATACCTGAGGTCAGATGCACTTTTACTGTATTTGGGCAATTAGGTAGTGGGGTGAGAAATGGAGAGCTGGACTACTCAGGTATTCATACTTTGCCACATTTATGCTTTTTAAACCAAGATAATATAATTTTATCGGTGGATCAGAGCGATAGTAATAGAATTACTAAGTTTAGTCAAGAATATAATATAACAAGAATACCTGTTTATGAATTAAAACAAAAAACAAGCCAGAACTATTATGCGCCAACTCAGGTTATAACGCAAACACCTGTAGAATTATCAACTAATTTCACAGTAGAAATTGATGATTATTATACTGCAAACATGATAGATAATGTTAGAAGCGGTGTATATAAATCTTTAGGTGTAAATATTAAGTGTCCGTTAAAAGAAGGCACGTTAGATGGGTTATTGGATCATAACTCAGAATTTATAAGAGATCACAATAATCAAATAATTCAAGATGATGGATTAGGTATAACAGCTTACAATGGAAACATACCAGCATCAGGGAACTTGTTATCAGAAAGCATAACAACCTCTGTTGATGGTTTATTAGCAATAGATTTACAATTTAGAAACTTTATTTAAAAAATGCCAAAGATACTAGACTACAACACACTAACGACCACTGCGGGTTGTAACGTTTTATTTATGGGGGATAAGGCATCTTCATCTACCAACCCTGAAATAAAAAATATTACTGTTGACAACCTGTTTAAGAGAGAGAGCCTTTCTGCTCTTAATGCTGGTGGTATAACTTTTTATGATGACGGAGGAAACGCATCTTTATTTATAAAGGATGGTGGTAATGTTGGCGTAGGGGGTACTACCGCAAATTATGATTTGCAAGTAAATGGAGATTTTTACGTAACAGGAGGTATTTTTGACTGCACAGGAGCTTCAGGTTCAGCTAATCAATACCTGAAATCTTTAGGTGGTGAGAATTATCAGTGGGTTGATACTTCTACTTTAGGCGGCGGAACTGTAAGCGGTGGTGGTAGTGCTAATTATATACCAAAATGGAGTAGTAGCTCAGCATTAACTGACAGTATTATTTATGAAGCATCCAGTAAAATAGGTATAGGTGAAACTGTCCCTAATGCAACTTTACACATTGAAGGTTCAGCTAGTGGTTCTGACACCATTGTGCAAAACGCTGCTAATGGAGCTGTAATAGAATTAAGAAGAGACTCTGGAACAACAGTCACTAACAGTTTGTATTTATCTAATACAGGAAGCGGATTTAGTTTAGGTTCATCTAATTCCTTTGCAAATTCTAATATAAATATTAATAGTACCGGGAACCTTGGAGTCAGGACAACTACTCTTAGCGCTGCTTTGAATGTGTCAACTGACCAATTGTTAGTCGGGGATTTTTATTCTTCTAGTGATAGCGGGTCAGTAATATATTTTAAGAATACAAGCTCCTGCTCCTCTGCATACTCTAATGTAGTAAGCTATTCAAGTAACGATGGTTCTCAAAAAGTTAATTGGATAACAGGCACATTTCAGGATGGATCTTGTAACAAGCATTTTGGTATAAGTTATAAAAATGCTAACTTAAGTCAAAGTGACGCAAAATTTGACAGCTCCACTCTTTGTAATAATTTGTTTTATATCAATACTGGAGGGTCCGCTTCTTTAGCTCATAATATTCATACCCACAATAAAACTGATACTGGCCATAATACTGGAAGATTTATATGCGTACAAAATATACCTTTTAGTGGTATAAATTATTCTATCCACGGTAATTATGGTAATTGGTTCAACTTTTTTCCGGCTATGGGGCAAGACGGAGACTATCTTTATGAGGTCTATGATACGGGTTATACAATTATAACAAGTAATTCTTATTCTAGTCTTACTGATCAAAGCTGCCGCAGCGCCCACTCTGCTTGGTCTAAGGCTCCATATGGCGGAAGATTAATTAAAGCAGAATTGACCACAAGGGGGAATCTAACACAGTATTCTCAGACTAATGCATTTTTTAAATTGGGTTTTTGGTGCGGGGATAAAACTAGTATAGGCGGACAAGAAACGCAATACTACTGTAATACGCAAGCTTTAGTGACTTACTCTACTGCTGGTTATAAGCAAGCTTCTGGTGTCCTCGATTTATCGTCATTAGGTATATCTTCTACCCCCAACAGTTATTTAGCATTTAATGCAGGAGATTATATTTCTGCTGGCATAACATCGGCATGTGGCTCTTTTAGCGGCATATTGCGTTTACATTACGAATTAAAAATAACTTAATGGCAACTAAATTTATAAAATATGAAAAAGCATTATTGAAAGTGGCAGATACGAGTATATTTGCTGAAAACGCCAGACTTTCTTTTGATGCTTCATTGGAGCCTGTGACAGATGTGACGGGCTCGATTATTCGTTATGCTCCGCAAGGGCCAGTCAAGGGGTCCTTAAACTTCTCTCATTACTGTACTGGAGATTTTCATGACTTTTTAAACCCTTTGACGGCTATAGAGCATACTGGAGAAGCTCTAAGTGGATCTTTTGCTGGGATGACTTTTGAAAGTGGATTTATTAAATCTTTAAGTTTTTCTGTAGCGCCGTTTCAGCCAATCTTATTTGAGTCTGAAATGGATTTATATGGATCTTTAGGAGTCTTGAATAATGACGGGGATTCAGACGCGACTTTTGAATCTTATAGTTCTATACAGGAAGATGTTCCTATAGGACATGGGTTAAGATCTTTTTTAGCAGGAGACAACTTAAAAGTCAACAAGCAAATATCATTTGATTATTCTGTGTCAACAGATAGAAACCCTGTCGTTACAATCGGTAACGAAGTTCCGTATAGAGTAACCAAAGAAAATGTAATGATAAATTTATCTGTTAAAGGTGAAGATTTTGGTAACGCCATTTCTTTTACAGGTAATAATGCTGGGGTTGCTATAAATATTTATGATGTTTACGGAGATTCTGCTTTAGCTGAGTTTGGGTGCACAGGGCAAATATATAAAAATGATATATCTGCAGCAGCAAATGGATTTATGCAAGGATCGTTGTCAATCTCCCAAGAATACTTAACAGGTAAGGCTGCTGTATGATTTTAAATTCTGGCGACACAAATATAACAAATGTTTCAGCTTTTGAGCTAGGCAACAATTATTCAAAATTCGATATAGTTTACTATAGCGGATATACTGATGGTGGCACAGGATATCCTGCTGCACAGAGTGCTTCTGGCCATTATTATTACACCGGAGCTGCGGCAACTTCTGCTGCCTCTAATTTACCTACAGTCACAAATAGTCCTTGGACAAATAAATTTTTCGCGGAAGTTTCTTATGGGGCGTCTGTAGAGTTTAAAAATAAATATTATGAAATAAACTATGGAGATGGATATTTTAATTATTTAAATAAATCTGAAAACTCTATAAAATCATCTTTTAATTTACCTTTGAGCAAAAGGTCAGATAAAGAATCAAAAGCTATTATTCATTTATTAGAGGATTCATTTAATAAAGGTGCTAAGCCCAGTGGTGGATACTCTGGTATTTATTGGACGCCGTTTGCACCTTACGATCAAGAATTGGAGTTTTTTGTAGAATCTTTCAGTAACAACTTAGAATATCCAAATGTTAATTCTGTAGGTTTGGCTCTTCATAATGAAGACAGGTCAACTACGGATTGGAAGGATTTTTATATACCCTTTTCTAATACAAGCGGGTTTTGGGCTGTTGGAAACTCTTATTCGGAAGATGATATTATTTATGGTAGCGGTAGTGATTTTACACCAGCAACTTCGGGTTGGTATTATTACTCAGGAGGATCAGAGGTTGTAGCTACAGATGATAATGGGCCAATAGGGAACAACAGTCTGTGGACAAAAAAACATTTTTACTGGCCTTTGAATAAAGGTATTTCTTTTAATGAATCCCCTAGATTTTTCAAACAAAGTTTCCAGAATGATTTTGTTGTGCGTGTTGAGGATGGTTTAAATAAATCTTTATTAAAACTGAACATAAATTTAACATCTAGAACAGATAAGCAAGCTAAAGCAATTTTACATTTTCTAGAAAAACACAGAGGTTATGATCAATTTTTATTTACGCCTCCGTCTCCTTATAACGAAACCAAACCTTTTTTATGCACAGAATGGAAACATACCATAAAGTTTAAAGATAATAATGACATATCAATAATGTTACAGGAGCAACCTATAGATTATACGTCTTACGAAATAGAATTTCTTAATTTAATTACAGTAGATCCTTTCTTATCATGAGTTTACCTACAGCAGTCACACAAAGAGCGCAAGGCACTGGTTATATAGGTGTTACCGGCAT